GAGGTTGGCATTGGGGGATTCGGCATCGGTGACGAAAGTGATGATACACCATCATCTAACAAACTGTCTACTGTTTCGTCTGATATTGATTCAGTAATTTCTACCTCGCAACGTGTTCAGTCCGTTTCTACGGTGAGTACTGATTTTGGTACTATTACTGTCACTCCCAGCCGTGTTCAGTCCATTTCTACAGTAAGTACTGACCTCGATACTGCAACAACGGATCTTACACGAACACAGTTAGTTGTGGTGACAGCGATAGACACGGATACGACAACTACCTCATTCAGCCGCTCACAACGGCTCACACTTAATGTAAACGACACCGACATACAAACTACGTCGGTGTTATTCAGTCCGTATAACGAAAATATTTTGTCTACAACGTTAACAGATACTGGTATTATTACTGTTACGCCATTTAGGATACAAAATGTTGACTCTATATCAAGAGACATTGATGCAGTAACGACAACAACATCTCGTTTACAACAACCTGGAGTAATAGTCGATGAAGTAGCGACTATTAATACAAAACCAAAACGGATCCGTGTTTTGGGTGCAGTACACAAAGATACTGATACTATAACAACTTCTACAACACGAATACAGAAACCAACGTTTTCTGTTAATAATAACGATAGCGTAACAACAATAACAGATCGTCAGCAGTTACTTAAAACATCAATAGTAGATAGTGATACTTTTGTTGTTTCTTTATCTACTATTTCACCCAATACATTTTCTGCACTTCATATTTATAATGTACTTGGACGATTTAGCATTAATAACAACGTTGAGGGTGACTTTGAAACAACGTACAATATTACAATGGATACAACTGAATGACTAAAAGTAATCAAGATCTTCCAACACAGACTGATGATAAATATATAGCGGGCGATACCGCTGTTATTAATGCAACAATTACGTTAACAGATAGTGACGATACGGATCTTAGCAACGTTTCTATTAATTTTGTACTTGCGCGGTATGCTGGTGATTCTCCTATTATTGAGAAAACACTTTCTGATGGTATCAACATAACAGATGTTGAAAATGGTGAAATAGCTATTAAAATCGATAGTTCTGACACAGATGGAATCGGTAAAATTGATGGTGGTGATTATTATTATAAAATTAAAATTACCGATTCAGTTGGTGATGTAGCGACAGTAACAACAGGTGAATGGACAATTTACTCTAATACATAAAAAAGAACTAAAATGACCGACAAAAGCAATTTCACAAACGCACACGGTTTGTTTGAACTAAACTTTGACAGTTGTAGCAAAACCGATTATGACCGTCCAGACGACTACCCAAACGATCCGATGAAGATTATTGAAACCACTATTAAAAATAATAGTGGTACAAATACACGCGAACACATTTAATTTTTAATAATGAAAGAAGTAGCAGAGCGCCTCAATGACGACACAGATGCTCTACTTGAGCGATGGGATGGTCGCCCTGATAAAGTCATTGAAGATGTTTTTAAAGTTCGAGATCTTGAAACAAAAAATATCTCAGAACTTGATTTAACTTCATATCAACGCCAATTTGTTCATGCTGTTTGGTATGGTGATGCATCTACAGTAAACGTGCTGAAGGGGCGTCGAACTGGATATTCATTCATTGCGTGTGCAACTATTTTACTTGCAGCAATGACGACCCCACACGGCTTTTTTGCTATCACCGGACCAAGTAAGTCACAGGCTAAAGATCGGATTGAAGACATCTATGATCTAATGGAGTGGGCTAAAGTTGACTTTAATCCACCTGTTGATAACCGAGATGAAATTGAGTTTGCCAATGGCGCGACTGTGATGGCATTTTCAGGGAATCCTGATACATCTCGTGGTGCTGATAGTGCAGATATACTTTATATTGATGAAATGGACTTTTTGGAAGATCAAGAAGAGTCCATGCGCGCGTTTTCACCGTTTGTCGCACTTGGTGATGCAGAAACAATAGAAGTTTCAACACCCAAGCTTGAAAGTGGGATTTTCATGCAGGACCAGAAAGCTGGTTCTCCTGATGGTGAAAATGGTATTATTGCCATTGATCAGCCAGCATTTGAAAATCCTGAACAGATTGACCCCAAACAATCGCTTCTTGAACAAGATGTTGAGCCGGTTATGCCGTATCTCAATATCAAAAAAGCAGAGCGTGATAGAGCGCGAGATCCTGATGGATTCCGCCAAGAGTACCTTTGTGAGCCGGTTGAAAATCAGTATCGGTTCTTTGATGAAGATACAGTTAACGCAGCTGTGAACAAAGGCTCGCGAGCTGAATACAGTTATGGGCCAACAGTCGGTTCTCAAGTTGATGGACGAATTATAATGGCTGTTGATTTTGCTGGTGGTGGAAGCGACGAGACAGCTGTTTGTATTGTTGAACACGACGAGTCAAAGCGCCGATTACGTTATCATGAAGTAATCAATGACTCTAAACTTGATACAGCAGGAATTAAACCTGCTAATTCTCGCAACCCATCCGCTGTAGCATCGAGGATCCATCAACTATACAAAGCTAATAATGTTGATCAGATTATTACCGATGCGACAAACATGGGTGAAGGCTTTGATTCGGAGATTAGAGAAACAATTGGCCGTGGAATAAACTCATTTAACTTCAGCGACCGAGATGGTGTTGAAGAAATGATGGAAGACATGAACTATGGCTTCCACAATGGTCAAATTACTCTTGTTGACGATGAAAAACTTCGAAAACAAATTTTAGCGATAATTAAAGACAAGAAAAACAAGGGTTCAACACCTCGATTTAGTGGAAAAGACCACGCACCGGAAGGACGAGACGATCTTGCAATTGCATTAGCACTTGCGAGCTATCCACCAAATCTCAATACCGGCGAAAAGACAGTTAAACAGGCTGATGAAGACAATTTTAACGGCATTGAGGGCGGTAAAGACTTTAAATCTGGTAATTTAGCTGTTGAGCGCCGTTCAAGAGATAAGGATAATTCTAAAGTGAAAATTGCGGTATCTGGAAGTTCAAATACGGTGAATAGGAGATCGAGACGATATAATCGACGCCATGATCGCTGATAGTACATAATGTCTAAATCTAATAGTAATTTTGTAGATCCCCCTGAAGATAGTGCGGATTTTGTTGTTGATTCAGCGAAAGGGCCGGTCATTGTTACCAATAATAATGCCAGCGGAGGCACAAATTATGGTGACGACCGAACACCGGACCCGCCGCGAGATCAATTTGAGTATAATCGGACCCTCTATGACACCGATCCTCACGTTGGGCACTCAATCGAAATTATGCTCGATTGGATGCTTGCCGATGGATACAATATTTCAGATCGAAATATAGCTGATTATGAAGACGGTGAACTTGAGCCTGAAGATTTGGCTTCACTTCGATTTTTGATTGAAAACTCTGATTTTGAAACAAAATTCAATGAATGGGTCGAAGAAGCAGCTGTTGAAGGACAAGCCTACATGGAGATTGTTGTTGAAGACGAACAATTTAAACCTCGAATTTTACCTCCGGAAAAAGTTTATAAACATACTGATGAATTTGGTGTAGTTAAAGAGTATGTTTTAGAACCGGCTGAAGGTGGTGGGCCAAGTGCTGACGATGCGACCGTCTATGATCCGAGTGATATAGCTGAGTTCTATTTCCACAAACATCCAGACGAAGAATACGGTCGTGGCTTCCCACAACGAATCGAAGAGCAAGCTGATATTCTTCGCGACATGGAGATCGACTACGCTCGATTCGTCGCTTCAAAAGCGTATCCGCCTATTTTCTGGCAATGTGGTACTGAAAATGGTGAATGGAGCGACGAGCAAATGGAGAATTGGCTTGAGCAAGTTGAAAAAATAGAGCCAGATTCGATGGTCGCCGGACCCCACGATGTTGAAGCAGAAGTAGTCGGTACTACATCTACGTCTTCAAGCGCGGGCGCAATGCGATTAGAAGAGACGTTTAAACACCACGAACGCCGCATTGTAACTGGAATTGGCGTTCCCGCTGCGTTATCTAATATGGATAACAAGGGCAGTTCGGCTGAAGTGACGATGCCTTCGTTTAAACGCAGAATTAAACGGTATCAAAATCTTCTTAGAAAAGCTGTTGAAGAACAGATTATCCGCCCGCTATTTGTTGAGTCGATTCAAGGGACTGAAATTGAGAACTATGATGGCCTGATTCCATCTTGGGAATTTGGAGAACATAGTTCAGCAGAAAATCGACTTGAAATTGATAAGCTACTAAAATTATTCAACAATGGATTCTTAACTCGTGATGCATTTGCCAAGCGAGCAGGAATTGACCCTGAAACTGAGCTACCGTCGATGGATCAGCTCAATGAAGAGGTCATTCCAACGCTTCAAGGATTAGCCAGCAGCGGTCAAACTTCTGGAGAAGCTGCGCAAAATCCTGATGGTGGGCGACCAACTGATACCGGCGGAGGTACTCAGTCAAGCGGTCGTGAAGTAACCAGTCGAGAAGATGCAAGTACAGATACGTCTGGTGACGACGACCGCCCGCAACAATCTCCCACGGAAGATGAAAATCGGTAACGATTATGAAACAAGAAGATGAAATGGACGTAGAAGATTTAAGCGAAAGTAATGCTTCAGAAATTCTAGCAATCATAGCACGAATTGACGAGCGCACGAAAAATACCAACGAAATGTTGGAGCAAGTTATCGAACAACGTATTGAACCACTTGAAAAACAAGTTGAAAATGCTGATAATCGTAGTAGGCGTAATCAAGTTATTTTGAGTGCGTTTGTAACAGGCACAAGTATTGTTTTTGCTTGGATGCTTGGATTTGTACCTATCTGATATATGATTGAACTGAATGTTAAAACAGTAGAATTTAAAAATGACGGTGGTGATAGTGACTTTGAACAAGGTCCAGTTAAATCTGAATTTGATGGTGTGAGTGACATTGAGGGCGACGACGCCTCAATGACATTCATGACAGAGATGGAAAAAGAGCGCATTGCTGAAATGTGGGGCCAGATGGTCAACATGAACAATGAGCGGATGGAAATGTGGGATGAACACCCATGCGCTGATGCAGGCGTTGATGGTGGTGAAAATACCCGCGATGAAACGCTCATGTTGCTCGGTCAATGGCCTGATGGATGGGACAGCAATAGCTATTGGATTGCGAATAAACATCTGACCCACATTTCAGAAGCGATGGATGGGGAAGAACCGGATAACCCGATGGAAGGTGGTCCCGGTTCATGCCCGTCTCGATGGGCAATCAATCTGCTTAATCGAGGTGTGAATCCATTCGATCAGATGCCCGGTGGGAATCCGGAATTTACGAAAAAAACAACGGCACTTAATTTCGAGAGTGCTGCTGGAGTTACGTGGGACAGCACGAAAGGTGGTAAGCTAACTGAAAGTGAAATTCCGAACGATAGCTATGAAGATCACTATATGTATGCTGAAGATACGAAAAGTGATTCTTCATATCCTGTCGTTGATGGTGATGGCAATCTTCGGAGTGGTAATGTCTCGTCGGCGTGGGATCTTGGTGGACAAGGCGCTCCTGTTTCCGCAGAAGAGCATGATAGCCGTGTGAGAGAGTTAGCAAAAGCGTTTGATGATCCACCCATTCCGGATGAAGAAATGGAAATGGCGCTCGATCAGCAGCGAGAATTGCTGTTCGAGGTTGATCAAGAAGAACTAGACGAAACATATTCTGAATGGTCTGATGCAGTCAATATGACTGCTTCACAGCTCGAACGGTGGGGCGAGCATCCGTGTAGTGATGAAGGGTCGAAAGATCCGCAAGCCGTTCGAGATCGGAATATGCGGCTGCTTGAAAAAGATAAGTCTGAGTGGACACAGAAAGACATTGACGACGGTAAACGAACTGTCTCATTCATTAGTCGAATGAGTAGTTCGGAAAATAAACCTGAGAATCCCAAGAGCGGCAATACAGGCACTTGCCCAAGTGAGTGGGCCATTTCGTTGCTCAACTGGGCGTATAATCCGTTCGATGGGATGCCTGATGGTGATCCGCAAGGTACGCAAGAAAATAGCCAAGATCTTAACCTTCAAGATTCAGCAATTACATTTGCTGCATCGGCTATTCGCCCTGATCGACCTGATCTATCTGGCTTTAACGAATACGGTGTCCGTCAGAATACCGAGGATGGTAAGTTGGTATCTGTTGACGCTGTATATGAAGCCATGGAGCCGGGCGAGCCTGAAAACAGAAACGGTGTCCGGATTACCAAAGATTTCTTGAAAAATGTAGCTAACAAAGACTATTCTGACAGCCCGCCGTTCATGATGGATCACGACCGAAGCACGCTGTCACAGGTTGGCTTCGTGAAAGATGTGTGGTATGACGACACCAAAGAAAAGCTCATGGTCATGGCGAGGGCCTACAATGTTGGCTCTGACATCCATGACGAAGTGATTAAGCGACTAACGTTTGAGCCACCGACGATTCCGGACGGGTCGCTTGGATTTGGTGATAGTTATGACTACAAAGAAAATGAAAGTGGTGAAATAGTACTAACTGATGCTCGTATTCAGGAGTTTTCTACGACACCGTTCCCGGCTGGCTATGAAAATGGTGGGCTAGGTGTTGATTATTCGGACACGTCCTCGGAGGCGGCGGTTGTAATAGACTGCCGCTAATGATGGGGATCAACGTTTCATATTGTGTCCATCCCCGACACACAAAATCTAAAATTTAGAAATATGGATTTTCACAAAGTAGAATTTGACGACATTGATGACATGGAGCGCGACCGGCTTGCTGAACTGGTCCAAGAGTTTGCAAAGGCTCAGGAACAGAATCTTAGCGAGCTGGAGGAAGTAGAGAGCGAAATCAAGGAATTTAGCGAGTTTGAATCTGAGATCACCGACGAGATCATCGAATATAGTTCGCTATCTGAAGAGGCTGCGTCAGCACTTCCGTTTTCGGAAAAGCGCGCACTTCTTGACGACCTCAATGCCACCGAAGAGTCTGCTGAAGATGGTGGCGAAGATGGTGACGGTAGCAAGTTCGAGGATCGCGGAACCCGCGGCGAAACCCAAACTGAGGGTGATGAAGGCGGCGTTCCTGAACACGTCGAGCAGGCATTTAGCGGAATCTCCGGCGTTCAGCTTTAAATAAATTTTACACTAATTAACAATGGATCTGAAGTTTGCTAAGATGCGAAACCATCCGCTTAACCGCGATGGTGAAACGATTGAGGTAAAGGGCGAAGAGGGCGATATTGTTGGTCTGACTCAGAACGCGGATAATGAAACTGAGATTGTAATGGCCGACGCTGATGCTTCTAATGCACAGCCTGCGATGGGGCTGCTGCTTGAAGAAGTTCAAGACCCGACTGACATCAATATCGGCGGGTATGAAGACTCGTATATCGAACAGCGCCAGATGCGCCGACGTGTCCGAGAGCGTGAGAATTACACGCTGCTTGGAGACGAAGCGACCTACGTAACCGGCGGCGTCTATGTCGAGGATGTTGATGGCGCACTCGATCTTACTCCGCAGGAGCCGGTCTATTTGGATGTAGGTGGCGGCGTGACACAGAGCAAGCCGGATGGTACTACTGGAAACATCATTCAGTACCTTGGCGTAGCCGTTGATCCGACTACGTTCAGGCTTGATGTTGATCACGAGTACGAGACGGCATAGAGGCGCTGACGAATATTAATTTCTAAGATATAACAATGGTTAAATACGAACGTGAGAAGCATCTGCACACCGCAGATGATGTTCCGCTTGAGGATGTTGTTGAGAACGTAGAAGATATTGTTGACTACTTCAATAACGAAGCTGAAGTTCCCTTTATGGACATCTTCGTGGATGAAGTGAGTCAGCAGACCTTCATTCAGGAGATCAATGAGGCGCGACCGGATCAGTTCGAGGAGCTGGCTGAAGGTGAGTTCCCCGGCTTCCAGAACGACACGTCCAAGCCGCGCTACAACGAGCTGACGATCCGTACCAACGAGTACGGCAAGTCGCTCGGTATGACGCAGAAGTACGTTGAAGATGCGACTTCTGAGCAGCTTCAGGAGAAGGTAGAAGAGGTTGTTGACGGCGCTACGGAGACGATGATGGATGATGTCTTCGACGTGATCTTCAACAGCGTCTATGACGGTTCTGGTGGTCTTTGGTTTGAGGTGCCTGATTACGGTGCGTATCAGTTTGACGACACGCACTCCCATCAGGTTCCGGATACTCAGGCGCTTTTCAATGACATTGAGGTGCCTGATGCGGCTGGCGATGGATACACCGCACAGCAGCACATTGAGGCGGCTGCTGAACACCTTCGACACCACGGCTGGACCACCGGACAGAAGGTTGCGCTCGTCTCGAAGAATTGGAAGTTCAAAATCAAGGATGAGCTGACGTATAGTGCTGATTACGATATTCCGATGGCGGAGAATCTTCGGAATACCAGCATCCGAGACATGGATGGCCCCACTCCGGGCGGCGTCACGCTGATGCAGTCGCCGTATCTGACTGGTGATGAGTTTATCATCTACGATGCTGGTATTTCGCCTGTGAAGATGTATCAGGATCGAGAGCTTCAGCTGACGCAGCCTTCTGGTGGTCCTGTCATGCATCCGGGCGATATTATCAATGGGTCGGCTACTATGTCCTACGGTCTTGCGAACACCAACCCGCTTGCTATGGTTGAGTTCCAAGGCGTTGACGTTGACTGGACCGCGACTCAGACCCGATACTAAGCATAGACTTATAGCCCGGTATTATGGCATCATCCAAACGAGAATTAACACAAGAAGTTCTTGATTTCGGTCAGTATAGAGAGCGAGATATTTCCCGACCTGAAGTAGATACTGCCATCAGCCGGGCTAAAAGACACATCCGGCTTGAAACCCGGCTACCGGATGATGAAGTTGATTGGTACGGTGACAAGTACCAAGAAGACGCGCTGTTTTGGTGTACGATTTTATTCAGCAAGGTAATTGTTGGAGACCTCGATGCCAAATCAGTTAGCGTCGGTGCAATCAACGAAAGTGAGCTGTTAGCTAACGGTGATGATGTAACGCTCTGGTATCAAAATTACCGAAGCGCAAAGAACCGATTGGCTGCAAGCTACGGTACCGCTGTTATTAGCGGTCGAACTGAGCGCACATCCGGTACAGGTGGAAGTAGAAACTATGACAGCGAGCGTTAAAGCGGCATTGAGGCGCTTTGGTCGGGAGGTGCCTGTTTACACACAGCAAGTTGCTTCTCAAGACGAATTTGGGCAAGCAACGAAAGAATGGCAGTTTGAGCGAGACGTATTTGCAGCACGGTCGTATCAAAATCGAAACACGACGATGAATAACACCAGCGGCGAATTAAATCGAGATCGCCCGGTGTTTTTCTTTGATCCTGACGACTATCCGCCTTCTGGAGCGCGTGTGAAGTACGAAGGTAATTGGTACGAACTTGACGCCCCGACTCCACACCGAAGCCACGCTGTTGCACTCGGTAAACAAGTTGTAGCTGATTTCGACCCGTAACTAATTGACATACTCTTCCGTTTTACCATGAATATTGATTTTGACCTCGATGAAGAGAGCGTTGATGCAACGCTAGCGAAACTGTGGGAAAAGGTCAAAGATGGGGCGGAAGAGGGCCTCAATGACACTCTGGATGCAGGTGAGGATACTGCTCGGGCTGTGCTACTAACCAGTAGACGGCCTTATACGACACCGCACTTACACAATTCGTTTGATACACACCAATTTGATCTTGGAGATACACTCCAAGGGCACGTTACAAATCCACGCAAACACGCTGCGTATATAGATAAAGGTGTGTCTGGTGTCGAGCGACAGCGGCCTGATACGCCGTTTAGCTACGATAATAAGATGCCACCGCTTGACGAAATGATCAAATTCGTCAAGGAGCGAATGGGTGGATGGGATATTGACACCGATCTCGATAATGGTACAATTCCAAAGTCTAGAGATGATTCTGGTGATGATTTTGAGTTAGAAGAAAGCAGCGCCGAAACTCAAGCTAAGAGACATTCTGAATATGATGTAATTGAAAGCAACGACTCAGAAGACGATAATCTCTATCGAATTTTTAATGAAGAAACTGGTGGATATACCATCAGAAATACTAAAACTAACAATAAAAAGTTCGTTACTTACAAAGAACTTGGAGAAAATTACAATAACGATAGATTTGATGCTAATGACTTAAATGATCTTATTCCACATAGAGAAACTTATCAAAATCTCTTAGAACATTTTGATGAAGGAAAATTGTGGGATTCTTATGATGGTGCTGCAAAAGATGGAGATATAGTTGAATTTGAGCTTCAGCGAGGGGATTTAGCATATGCAATTGTATATCCTGAAGAAGTTCAAAACGGTGATGGATTAACAGCTGAAATTTTAGCAGTAGGAGTTAGAGACTTTGATTATGAACTTGTAAATAATTACGATTACAAGTTTGGACTTGAAAAAACAACAACAGTCTATAATCCAAATAAAATTTGGAAACAGAGCGACATTGACCCGGATTACTCAGAGCGTATTCCAAATTACAAAGATCTCTCTGAATATGATGTTGAAGATGGGTTTAAAAAAGCCCGCCTCAATGACACCGATGATGTAGTTGAGGGATTAGACGTTAAATTTGATAATGGGTCAAATACATTTGATGGTGAAATTTCAGAAGTATTTGAAGATTCAAATGTAGTAACAATTCAACATTCAGGTGATCTTGAAGCGCGTGTTAATTTTGATGAAAACAAATATCAAATTTATGCACGTCAAGAAGAAACTCACTTTAGAGAACTTTCTGAAGGAGATGAATTTATTTACGTTGAAGATGGAGGCTATAATTCTGATCCTGAAGAACTTTATCTTAGAGTAAAAAATAAAGTAATTGATCAGGATGGCGATATTCAATATAATACTGAGAATGTATTTGAATCTGGCTTCAATCAGAAAAAAGTCTATGTGAGTGGTTACGGTGGTGATTTTGCTGGTACTAGAAAAGAATATCCTAATCAATGGGCTTCTGAAGTAGATCTTGCAGAAAAAGTTGATCCAAATGAAAGAGGATATGTAAAACCATCAGAATTAACGGAAAAAAAATTCAGCAGCCTTGATCGAGTTAATACTGATAAAAGTAATGTAGTTATAGAAGTTGATGAAAACAAGTATTTAGCAGATCTTAAGTATACTGGTGGAACTGGTGGAAAATTTAAGGTTAAAGCTGGTTTTACTGAAGATGGAGAGCTGTTAGAATATAAATTTGATTACGACGAATTTGCTGAACAAGAATTTGATATAGCAGCTATTCATTCAAAAGTTGAAACATTTTATAATCTTGAAACTGATGATGAAATAATTGCTGATGTTGAAGATGCATTAGATAATGACAAATGGCTTGATAATCATCGGGGTAGCACACTTGTACGAGGTAAAGTTCGAGTAAGTGGTGAAGATCAAGCTATACCTACTAAAAGAACGTTCGTAACTTCTGGAGCAAAAACAAAAAGATTCACACTTGATATTAATAGCTTCGTTGGTACTCGAAAAGAGTACAGCGGTGCTTGGGATGCTGCTAATGCTAATGCTGGTGATCTAATTACATTTGAATTTGGTGATGAAGAGATAACTGGTCGCTACATTCCTGATCAAGATGTTCGTGGTAATAAATACAACTTTGGAGAAATTACTGTTTACTCCAAAGAAAAAGATAGAAAATACAGAGTCTCAGACAAACGAGTTATAGAACGATCACTTGAAACCGACTTTAGAAATAAGTTTAGTAACCCCCCACTTACTGATACAATAACCACACCAACAGGTTTTGAAAAATTTGATTGGGATCATATTAATAGTGATTCAATTATTGAAGATAAGCAATATTGGGCGTGGTCTTATCGAGAAGATCAGTTTGTAGTTGTTGAAAAAAGAGATCGTGGTTATAAAGAATTTAAATCTGCTGAAGGCTCTGGGTTTTATACAGCTGAAAAAAGAAATCCGGAAAATAAAGCATTTCCAATAAAAATAATTGCTGCTGAAAACGGAGAAGAAAGAAGTTCTGCTCAAGTTGCTGTTGAAAAAATAGATCAAGAGCTTAATCTTGATTTAGATATTGGAGTTGGAAGTAGACCCCGAGAAAAAAGACAGCTTGACAGCGCCACTAGAAAAGGAATTAGAAATATATTAGCAGATAAAACAGATGTATCACGAAAAGCATATACAGATTTAGAAGATTATATTGAAAATTGGAAATCTAATAGTTCTCCTCGAAAAGAAGAAGTACGAAAAATTGCTTCTGCAATTGCTGAAGTAAAAAACTTTGAAAAAGAAACGAGGGGAGGTCATGTTGATGTAAGTCCTGAAAAAGTTGAAGCAGCCGAAACAATGATAGAGCTAAGTGATCGGCTGATAGAGATAATGGATGAAGAAGGTGACATAGATGTAAATGATAAAGGTGTTAAACTTTATCGAGGATTTCAACAACGACAAATTAGCGCAATTACACCAAAAATATTTGAAAATCCAGAAGATGATAGCCACACTTGGGATGGAAATAGAATACACAATTATTCATTCACAAGTAAAAAGTCATGGGCAAAAGGAATAAATCACACCGGACGAATTAAAAAAGAAAACATAATTGCAGCAGTTGACACTCTTGATAGCCATAAACATCGTGGTGAAGAAGAAGTGTGGGTTGATGGAGAAAATTTAACTGTTAATACAGCAGGTTTGTCTATTGGAAATTACAGCTATAGTGCTATTATAGACGATAATTTTGTAGCTGGTGATTTTAGCCAACATAACCATGGACAATTAACAACACTACGTGATAATCTTAAAAATGTCTATGAATATGATCAATCAATCACATCAACTGAAGGTGCATATAGAGTAAGACAATTTTGGGATCATATTCAAAACGACCCAACTATCACGGAAGAAAAAATATCACCTGATTATGCACCTAGTAAACCTTCTGATGAAGTAGATCCTCAACCACAAGAGGTTATAGATGAAATTCTAAAGGGTCAAGATCCGGATGAATTTGATTTCTTAGAAGATTTTGACCAATCAGCCATTTCAAGCACAGGATCTCTCGGTAATTATGGATTTGCTTCAGGTAAAAGTGCAAGCGACATGGAGGTGGTTGAACTTCCACACTATGATCCAACAAATGATTCATATAAAGGATTAGCAATTCAAACTGATTACTCTCCCACAGGCCATGGTACTGCTACTGGTGTCAGAGAAATACTTACATATAAAATATCAGAAGCTCTTTCTCCTGAATCTGTTCCATCACACAAAGCAGATGATGAAGTAAATTGGGTTGCAAAAAAAGTTTCTGATGGGTATATGGCTGCTGAAAATATTCCCGATGATATTAATGATCAAATATATGTAAATCAATTTATTGAAAAAGCAGCTTCGCAAGTTATTGGAGGAAATTGGGACGCTCACTCTCACAATGTCTATGTTACTGAAGATGCCGAAATCCAATTTATTGATCTCGATCATGGTGCTGGTGACATGGACTCGCCTAGTCCGGGTTCCAAGACACAGTACGACGATGCTTTGGATAGAACGCTTGGAGAACTATGGAAAAGTGCAAAAGCCCTTGGTCTAAATGATATAGTAAACGAAAAAGATTTCCGCGAAAATGTATTATTAGCAGCTACAAGCCAAGCACAGCGCCTCTATGACTCTAATGCTGATAATTTTACTGTATCTGGAACAAACATAATTAAAGAAATGGAGTCATACGACAAAAAAGTAACAAAAGGCTTGTTGAAGAATATTAAATCAAATATTAAGAAGTTCGCTAACAAAGATTACTAATAATGTCTGTTGTACTTATCTACAAACTCGAAGATAGTGATAGTCTTAAACTTAAAGGTCGGTGGGAAGATGGAGAGTGGGTATATGACAAAGGAAACTTTGCTGATATAGAAGGAATTGACGAGTATACCGATCAAGATTTATTTGAACGATTTGATGGCCCATTCTACTACGCTATCCGTGAAAATAACTTATCTCAGCTCAAGGAATCGCTTAATATAGAACATAAAAATAGCGTTAGAAGTTCAAGAACGATCAGCGGTTTCATGGAAGCAAAGCTCGATTTTGTTGAAAAATACAAAAATGATGAGCTTGATAAAGACGAATATGATGAAGAAATGTGGAACAACATAAAGAGTTGGGTAGAATTGTATGGCTAGTATTGACGATCTCGTTGATCAGCATGGTGAAGAAACTGTCCGGAAAGCGTTCTGGTTGCAAGAACAGATCTATGAAGAGGGCATTGAGGCGGCTCGTTTCACCGATGCTTCTGAATCTAAAATGGAGCAAGTTGGTCCAATGCTTGTTAAGCAAAAGATCGAGCAAGAGTTTAAAAAGAGTATTTAACTGAAATGGAAGTTACTGAGTTAATTAATGTTTTCCAGACACATTTAGATCAGGCGCTCGATGTTCCTGTATTAGTATCTGGTACTGATTCTAGACCAGTTCCGAGTGTTATTCTTGAAGACTGGAATATGTCACATATGAATCGGTCTATGAACGGATATATTGGATCCGAGTATGACGAGCTTGGTGATGAAACAGCGCGCGTATTTCGGATACCATATTCGTGTCGAGTGTCGCTAATGATCCGCGAACACGGTGAAGTGGCATCGAGTCGATTGTTTGATGCTGTAAGAGCTGAATTAATTTCTCTTGAGGCAAGACCGCAGCGGTTATCGGATCGAATCTCCCGCGTCGAGATGAATAGTGGCGGCGGGGTGCAACATCAATTTGTGAGTACGACGGAATCTGAGTTTAATCAGACCGCGACGTTGTACTCGTCCTTGATTTACGAAGATAGCGACTACGACAATATTGAAGAAATCGAAACTGAACTTGATATACAATGACTATTGGTAACAACGACGAACCCGGAGTTACGTCTAATGTACGAAGTGCGCCGTCCGTCACCGCATCTGATAATTCCCCTGCTACACCGCTGTTTGTTGGTGGGGCTAATCTAACAAATGGGTCGGCTGAAGCAGAAAAAGTTTATGGCGTTTCTGATTCTGCTGAAGCACAGACTCTTTTTGGAAATGATTCTCACCTTGGAATTAGCGTTATGCGAGCGTTGAATCAGGGCGCACAGCCTGTACTTGCCGTTGCTCCTGCTACGACAACTACTACGCAAGATCTATCGAGTCTTGGATCTACTAGTGGCACTCTCGATGAACCGGCTCTCGAAGACCGTGACACGATTACTGTCACGATTGATGGTACCGACAAAGATGTTTCTTGGACGCTTCAAGATCCAGGCACTCTAACGCCTGATGTTGATGAAGTGCTAATTAACCCGACTAATGGTTCTTTTGAGCTTGATTCAGCTCCGAGTACTTCTGGTACTATTGAATATGAGGCACTTGATTATTCGAGCGCCTTTGACGCAATTGTTAATTACACAGGAGATCTGGATGTTATTACGCCGCTAAAAGAACGCACATCGGTTGTTACGGAAGCTCTTGGTGCGGTGCAGGAACTTGCTCAAGAAAAGCGTCTTGCGTTTGTCAATGCGGCTCTTCCGAGTCCGATTGATCCGCAAAATATCAGTATTAGCTTTGACACTTCTCGGCTTCAGCTATTTGCTGGTGTTCGCCTCAATGACGCTACATCTGCACTCTCGTCTATTGTTGGTTTGCGTTCTCGTCTTGGGCTGACGACGACTATTATCAATCAACAGGTTCCGCTTCCATCTCGTCCGGTACAGGGCCTCGATGCCACCCAAAGAGCAAACTTGGTTGATATGAACGTAACACCGCTTGAACGAATTGGTCAAAGCGTTCGTATTGCTGACGATATTACGACTGTTAGCGACACCAATACTGAAGAACAGAATTACCGCTACGGGTTTTCGCGGATGGCAGTCGATTTCCTGATGGAACAGGTTCACGACATGGAAGCCCCCTTTATTGGCAAGTTCAATTCTCCTGGAGCAATTGGACAGCTTGAAGACTTGCTTAACGAAAGTGCGCGACCGCTTGATGATAGTAATGTTGTGTATGAGTATGGAGCTGACGTGACGCTGATCACACCGACGACCGCCCGAGTTACGTTCCAAGCTGACGTTGCTGAACCGATTCGATTTATTCAGAATGAGTTTGTGATCGGTCAAGATCTATCCTTGCAGAACGAAGCTTAAAATATATATTTAGATAAATACCAATGGTTGATGCACCTGATAATTTTGAACGAGTAGAGTCGGCTGCAAATATTTATGTCCGAATGAGCGTTGGAGATGAAGCGTTCGAGATTCCGGTTTCTGAAATTGATTTCACGAAAGACGTTGATGTTGAGCGTGTTCGGGAAATGGGGCTGTACCCTGACGGATACTCGATCAATGCCGTTGACATTGACGGCTCTCTTTCTTTTGCTGGCTATGAAGTTCGATTGCCGAGTGGTGGCACTCGAAATCTAGATCAGCTTCTTTTCGATGATGATGGATCTCCGGTTGTGTTTAACATCACAGTTGCACACGAGGATCCGACTGATGCTGATGCGAAGGCTGACACCGAAACAATTGCAAATTGTATTGTGACGCAAAGTGAGTATAGTGCGTCAAGCGGAGATACGACTGAATCTGGCTACGACTTCATGGCGCAGCGGATCAACAATTAAACTGTAATCTCTTTCAATTTTTATGTCTGATGAAGCTAATCTAGGCCGTCTAAAGGAGATGGCTATTCGAGGTAAGGAATATCGAGAAGAAAACGAATACGACTATTTCGGTGAGACAATGACGCTGTTTTTAAAAGCACTCACCGACCAGAAGCTCATTCCGTTGACTGGTGCGCTTCAGTCAAAGTTTGGAATGGATATTGAAGATGCGAGCGAAGAAATTGAAGAAAGTCGTGACGATGAAGGTGACATTGATCCCGGTAAACTTGATGAAGAATTTGTAAATCTTATGGCTCGCGTTGCTGTTGAAGGGATTGACAAAGAGCAAGGTGATGCCGAGGGTCACAGTCAAGCCGATCTTGAAGCGGTATTTGGAATTGCTGAAGAAGATGATGATAATATCGGTCTTCGTGGCGGTCTGACTCTTGAGGTCGCTCAAGACGTACTTGATATTGCTGACGACGAGGACAACGCAGAAAAATTTCGTAGATAGCGGGTTGGCTGCTGAAGTTGTTACCTTAGAAAAAGAATATGGATATGGAATAACAGGAGAAAGCCAACTCGATCTTACTCCGTTTCAGAAGCAAGTTCTTTTAAAAGAACATAAACGGCAACAAGAACAAGCGCAACAAAAACAAGGAAAAGCATCACCGTCTGGCGCGCTCAATGCCAGAAATCCGAAAACCGAAGGCGGTTATACGCAAGAGTATCATTACTCAAATGACCAAGAATTTGAAACAAAAAATCAGGTTGAATTTGTAGATTAAATATGTCTGTAGATATTAAAGTTGATCTTGAGCTTGATAAAAAAGATATTGCTGCAATAAAAGGCCAGCTTGAGACACTCGATGAAGATTTAGATTTAGATATTGACCTTGATGATATTCTTGATGGTGATTTTTCTGAAGTAAAACTTGATCTTGACGACGACCACCTAAAGAAACAGATCCAAGGTGCTTTTGACGACATTGAGGCGGATTTTGATGTTCCTTCATCTGGTGATGTGGGACAGTCTGACTCACCGCCTGATGTAGATTCAAGTCAAGATTCTATTCAAAGAAGCCAACTCGGTAAAATCATCAGAACACTTGGACAGATTCGCCGTCTATTAGCTACACAAACGGGTAATATTAATCCGGAAGATTTAGCGATTAAAGACCCATTTGGAAGTGGTGATAGTGATGATAATGTATCGCTTGGTGCTTGGGAAGGTAAATTTTCAGATAATGATTTCAAATACCCATCAGCTGATGATTTGACTGAAAATCTTCGAGCTACTCTTGGTCCTGATGAAAATCTAAATTACCCACGTCCAAGTACTGATTTAAGAAAAGAAGTAGATCTCAGTACACCAAGACTTGATAAAACTAATCGTAGTTTTATAGATAGTCTTGGGGTTGAAAGAACATCTTTTGGAATGAAACAAAAATCGATGCAGATGCGAAAGCATATGTATCGACTTGATGATGCAATGGGTGTTGTTGGTCGAACAATGCACCGTCTTCGACCGACTATTGGACAAATTTACTCAGTTATTGCATTGCTAGTTCCTGCAATGATTGGTGTAGCTAGTGCTGCTGGTTCCGCTGCCATTGCACTCAGCGGTTTGGCTGTTGCTGGTCTTGCAATTGGTGTTCTTGGCGCACTTGGAGGGGAAGCAGATACTCTCTCCGGTAGTTTGAATAATCTTGAAAATCAAATGCAGGATTTCAAGAATGACTTATTCCAAGCAATTCAACCTGCCGCTGACACACTTGCGCCGCTCTTTGAGAGCTTTATGGACATTATTGTTCAGCAAGTAGCCCGCCTCAATGACGAGTTAGCTGCGTTTGGGCAATTCGGTGCAATATTCCAACGTGGACTCCGTGGTGCTGGTGCAGTTGTTGAAGGTTTATTTGCACAAATTAACAATCTTGCACCAATATTGACTCAACTTGGAGATCGGGTTGGTAGTTTTATTAAAAATAACTTACCCGGATTCTTGCGTAAAGCAACTATAGAAGCATCTGAACATCAAGATATTCTTAGTAATGTTCTCCATGTCTTTTGGGATGTGCTTCGAGTTGTATATCAACTTTCAATCTTCATTTTGACTTTGATTTCAGCACTTCGCCCATTTGGATCAGTTATTTCATGGATTGCAGATGTGCTTGATAATAGATTCATACAGTCTATTTTGATAATAATTTCAGCCGGAGCAGCGATGATTGCTACTATAGTTATTATCTCAAAAGTGCTTGCATCTCTAATAGCTGTTATATTTGCTCTTAATGGACAACTTGCATTGCAAGGTTCATTACTTGGCGCAATCCAAGCTATGTGGGGCGGTTCATGGATTGCAAGTGCTATCAAAGGCATCCAAGGGCTAATTACACAAGTAATGGCTCTTAACGGTGTTCTTGGAGTTGCAGCTAGCCTTGCAACTGCTCTCGCTGCTGCATTGACGCTTGGTGTTGCTGGTGCAATTGCAATTGGAACTGTGAAGAAATTGCAAAGTACTCTTAATCCAGAAGTACCATCGACAAGAGGTGGTGGTTCAAGTGGTCCTTCTGCATTTGGCAGTAGCAGATCTGGTGGCGATGAAGTTACAATGAATTTCTATGGAGATATGGACAATCAAAGCCGCCAACGTATCGTAGATGTAACTAAAGAACAGCAGAGTAGCCAAGATCTCCAACAAGGTAGATTTGGTACAATGCAATAATGACACAGTTTCCAGATAGCCCAACAGCAAGTATTGGATTTGGTATTTATTATAGTGGTGGTCCTGACTTTCAGCCGCTTTATTATCCTTCCAATTTTCGCATTACAACTGAAAAAGAATTAAATAGAACAGCAGCTGATTGTGAAGGTCAGCGTGTTAGTATTGATGAATTAAAAAACTCAGAACTACACGTTAAAGGAAAGGTCCATGCAAGTGACATGGAGGCGCTTGATTCACTTGCTCACACAACTGAAGTAGTTGAAGTTATTAGTCCTGTTATTGTTGGTAGTGGAATGGATGCGTATGTAAAATCAGCTGAACGTGGTGATATAATTGGGTATGATGCATATCCAACAGCAAAAGAATGGATGTTTGAATACACAATTGATCTCGTCAGCGTTGGACGAGATGAATATCAAGAATCACCTACTGAAAGCAGTTACGAACCTGAAAATAATGATGAAGATGAAACAAATCCTTCATTTGAAATACCTGAAGTACCTGAATCACCAATAACTAATTTCAACAATAAAGACAACGACATTTACGATTCTTTTAACGGAGAAGAAATTGATACTGGTGATTCATATAGTACCGTTGAAGATACAGAAGATGCAGAAGAAGAGCTAACAGACGACTTCGACAATATATTCCAATAGGATGAACTGCGATTCTACTTTTGGCCCATTAAGCATTGATTTTTCTAATGCTGGAACGTTGTACCCCCAACAATCCAGCTTTAAATATGGAAAAGATATTTACGATACGTTTTATTGTAAATTTGATGCTAATGTAGCCAGCAAGATTGGAATTGACCTCAATGACGCTTTAAATGAGGTTCAACGTGCGGTTGTGAAGATTAATGATAAACCTGTACGGTCGATGTATTATGAGCCGAAGTTTCTGAAATTAGGTGGTACAGAAAGAACAGACCAATACACCGGATTTCTTGAACTTCACGATCTGCATGAGCATTTGAAAAAAGGAAATGTTGTCTATTCTTCTAGTACATCTACTGTAAAAGATACATTTGATGAAATTTATAGCTCTAGAGTAAAACAAAATCTCTTTACAGGTTATAAAGTAAAAGCAAAAGATGGGAAAGTACTCCAATATAAAGCTGAAGAAGATCTAATTAAAATTGACTTTGGATCATATAACCCATGGAAAGATTCTGATAGCGGTGGTATTAAATATAGCTATGGAATCCACTTCGACGGAGACACACCACTTCAGGCACTAAAAGAAGCTCGAAACAAGCACGGAGTTGATACCCATATTTCCCCTGAAGGAAAATTAATTGTTGGCTCATACGGAGAACCAACGACATTGACGGCTTCTCGTTTGGGTAAAAAGACTGATTATCATATTAAGTCTTCTGCATTTAGTAATGCAACACAAAAAGTTTCAAAAGTAAAAATTCGAGGGCCAGAAATACCAGAAAAAAGAACAGCAAGAACAAGAGAAGATACAGAAAAAAGGTTGGCTAAATTTCTTAATCCAACAAAAGATACTGATCGGTATCGACTCCATATAACCGTTAACAATGAAACGGTTAATAATGGTTCTGTAAAAAAGACATCGGTTGATAACGTTGATCCAACAGAAGATAATTTAATTGCTCTTGGAAAACGATATTACCAAGCTGCCGATCTCAACGAAAATTCTGGTAGATTGACTGTTGATATGGAAACTTCAAAAACAAAAACTGTTCCTAAAGTTGGTGATGTACTAGAAGTTAGACCATTTGAACAATCTTGTACATTTACTAACAACATTAATATTTCAGGCAATTACTTAGTTTATAAAGTTAATCACAATATTAATACAACATGGGAAGCAACAATGAATCTCGCACAACCGCTTGTGTCTCGTGATGATTTAACAGTTGATATTGAATTGTACCATCTTGATGAAGAACAAACGTACACGTTTGAAGAAGTTTACGGATACAACCACCGAGAATACATTGAAGCTACATCATAATAATGTCTGAATTTAATAAACGAATAGGGTATGTTGAAAGTGTGTTCATTCAAGACGGCGCTGTAATTTGTCGTGTTGAAGATAAAGACACACCAAACAAAGTCTACGATCCAGTAATTTATGCTCGATCTTCTGCTTATGAGGTTTCTGTTCCACCCCAAGGAGCAAAAGTATTAGTCGAAAAAGTAAACGGAGAAAAAATAATTACAGGTGTTCTTTCTTCAGCTCCAGCAACCGGCTCAGATGAAGCCGCTCTTAAAGAAGGATTTAACAAAAGCGCCGCTTCAATGTCACTTGTCTTTGGCCCAAGAGAAGGGGCTGATAGTGTTGAATCTATTACTGTTGAGTACGGAAGTAATGGATATAACGTAGATATTAACGTTGATGGAGAAGTAACCGTTCAAGGTGGTAACGGATTTACAATAACAGATGGAGATGGGTATGGCATTGAGGCGCTTGATACTGAAGGGCAGTTTAAATGGTATGCAAAGGATATAGATATTGATCCGAATGTTCCAAGTACATAATGACTAATTTTGCTGTAATTGGTGATTCTGTTGAATCATATGGACACCCCGGAGCTTGCTCAGAACCAGCACCGGGATCTTTAGCTGGTAGTTCAATTCTTTCGGTGAATGGCATTGAGGTGGGTATTGAAAATAATTGTACGCTTGATATACCATCTCACGGTCACGATACAGATAGTGATGGTAATTGTATTTCATATTCATCACACTCGATAGTACAAGAAGCTACATCTGGAATCTTGTCTATTAATGGCAAGCAAGCTTATTTGAACAAGCTTAGTGTAGCGACTGATCCCGGTTCTAGTGGCGACGTTGATTACACTTCAAGTCAAAATAATATTTTATCCACAAATGAGTGATATTGAATTAAATGATGATCTTCAACCGATTTTAACTGAAGAAAAAGATTATTCTAAAATAGATGGTCAAGAAGAGTTTCATCAATGGCTCAGACTTGAGACTAAACGCCGCCTCTATGGCATTTCAGCTCGTTATTCAGAAGACGATATTGAAAATAAGATTGAATTGACTATCCGACGAATTGCGAGAGAGTCTGATATAATTAACTCTGTTCAAAATATTAAAATTGAACGAGTTTATTCAGCACCAGAAGATCAAGATTCATCTGGTTATCGAGTAAACGTGAGATACAATCAATCAGAAAGTATTAATCAAATATTAGATAGTATATGACATATAATGAAGAAACAGCAGAAGTTGAACCTTTAACTAAAGAGCAATGGTTGTATAAAGTTCTTGATAATGGCACAGAGTATTGGGGTGATGATATTACTGAACGGTATGGTAGCTCCATTCATCACATCTACGAACCGTTTGCTGGTCGGTTAGCTGAACTTGAAGAGCGACTTGCAAAAGTTCAAGAATCACTTAGACTTAAAGATGCTGAAGGACAAGCACTAGATTATAAAGGTGAAGAGCTTGGTGTTGGGAGAAAAGAAAAAAGTCGTAGTGATGGTCTTGTCACATTTGAAAGTGATAGTGCTGTTTCTAAGGATTATTCAATCCCAAAAGGTACTATCGTTCAAACATCTAGCTCTGATCCAATTGAATTTCAAACAATTGAAGCTGTTTCTTTGAAATCAGGTGAAACTTCTGTAACAAGTGGCATTGAGGCGCGTGTTGCTGGTAGTCATGGAAATGTAGCTGCTGGTTCAATTACTCAATCTAAAACTTCTATTTCTGGTATTGATTCAATAGAAAATTATAATCGAACTAGCGGTGGAAGAGATAGAGAGGAAGATGATAATTATAGAAATCGTATTCAAAATTCAGTTGGAACTATTCAAGTCAGCTCGCTACGAAAAATTTACGAAGATCTAAACGCTCTTGATGTTGTCCAGCAAGTTCGTCCAATAGATAATTCAGCTGATGTAGCGAATGACGGTCTTAATGCACATGAAGTTGAAATAGTTGTTGATGCAGAACCCGGTCATACTGATGAAATTGCACAAATTATCTTTGATGGTATGGCTATGGGTGCAAATATGGTAAGCGGTGTACATGGTAATTCAACTACAGGAACTGCTGGATTACCAAATGGGCAAACATTTACAATTGAGTATTCAGTTCCAACTAAAACTGATATTTATATTGATATTGATGCAACAACTACAAAAGATGTTAATATAGAGAAAGTTAAAAACTCAATTGTAAATTACATTGGTGGTACAAAAACTACTGGTCAGCTTGTTTATGGCAATTTGACTGTTAGTGATGATGTACTATATGGGGAAATTGAATTTGCAATTCGTGAAATTGAAGGTGTATATGACATTAATTCGCTTCAAATAGGAACATCTTCTACTCCATCTTCAACATCTAATATTTCAATAGGGTTTAGCGAGCGAGCTGTAATTGATCATTCTAATATCTCAATCAACACAACGCTACAATGAAAAATAAAGAACAACACCTTTATGATCTTGAAGAAGATCTTGCACCGTGGTTGCCAAGAGAAAATGAAATGGGTGATATTCTTGATGTAGCTGCGACCGCCGTTTCAGAGCTTGATGCAGAAATTGAACGTGTTGAAAATGGACTCCGCCTCCAAGACGCTCCAACTGGTGATGATCTTGAAGAAATTGCATACCCACTTTCATTAACAATAGATGAAAATGAAACTGTAGAAAAGTTTCGGAGTCGTGTACTAAGTTCATTTAATTCACTTACAACACACGGATCTCCTGAAGAAATTCTACAAGCAGCATCTTCACTACTAAATGTAGAAAAAGAAAATATTAAATTAGAAAATATAGATGGATCTCCAAATTTCAATATAATTGTTCCAAGCGAATCTATTGATGCTGAATTTGGATCTACTGATGAAGTAGTAGATCTACTATTAAATTCTACGTCAACAACATACGGCATCAATGTCATTGAATCGGGGACTCTTGACTACATTAGCAAAACTGAATACGAGAATAGCAATTACGATACTACCGCCGGATATGGTACACTTGACGCAGATGGAAATGTTACGTCTGGTGGTACGTACAGCGATTATTATGAAGGTGATGAATAAATATGGTATCTTACTCAACGAATCTTGAAACGTGGGGATCGACTGGATCGAAGCCGCCTAGCAATTATAAATTTGCAGATGATGTACCGCCTGTTGATGTCTTTGATAACTGGTTTAATTATAATGTTATTGAAGATATTAAAAGTCTAATTAATACTACTAATAGCCGAATTGAAAGTGCAAAAGGGCTTTCTGGAGGTGAACCAGCTTCTCCTGAAACGTCACACCTTTACCATGATCAAGATGCAGAGCGGCTTAAATTGTGGGATTCAACTAATTCTACATGGAGAGATCTTTTATTTAAAGATGGTGATACGCTAACAGGGTCATTATCTTTTAATGGATATAATATTGATGGTGTTGGTAATATAACTGATAATGATGGTGTGACTATTTGGGATAATACAAATAAAGAAATTCCATATTCTAATTTAAGTAATACAACGGTTACTGTAGCTGGAAATAACGTTTCTATTGGTGGATCAACATCTGTTAGTCACGGTGATCTTAGTGATGCTCCAGCTTCAGCTCATCATACTCGATATGCTGATTCCGAAGCTATTAGTGCAATAAATAATGAAACATCACTTTCAGTAGATATTTCTGGTACTGAACTTTAGCATTACCGTCAACGGGAACTACCAGCCGACGAGTGAGTCGATTACTATTAACGGAAATGGTGATACAATAAGTTACTCACAGTCAAAATCTGATGGTGATACTATCAATGTTGATGGAAAAGTATCTCCATCTAATGAAAGTGTTACTATTTCTCCAAATCATTTAGTGGGAGATATGGTATCGTCAACTGATCTTAGCAATATTTCATCGACAATGCATCGTATTGCTGTTAATAGTTCTGGTGAAATTTTTGTTCTTGATAGATTTAATGCAGTCTGGAAAGTTGATGAATTAGGTAATTCTACAAAACTAACTGATGCAGATAACGGTCTTGCTGTTGACGGTAATCATATACTCACAGAGACAGCCTATCAAAAGCCAGGGCTTTTAGATACTAACGGGAATCTTATATGGGAAGCAAGTTCACAAACTGGATATGATTACTTAGAAGAAATGTATATTGGTAGTAGTTCAGTGTACGCTATGTACTCATCTGACGATTTTGGTGCTATATTTGAGTATGATAAATCAACTGGATCAAAAAATGCAGACTACACTATTAATGATTCAAGTGTTAATGGTATTACCGTTTCTGATGATGGACAGTATATTTTCTATGCTGTAGATAGTCACGGGTTGGATTTATTCAAATTAGATAGTTCAACTAACAATACTACTGGTACATTAATAAATGATATAAGTAGTGACAATATTCATTCTATATACGATCTACAACTATATGATAATAATAAAGTTGGTTTAATATGGTTTGATGGATATAATTCAAAAATTGATGTTTTTGATTTTAATGGAAATAATCAAGGAGGATTTAGTTTCCCTACTCAAGTTGCTGATCAATCTACTTTTGACGATACTGGAACAGAAATAATCACTGCTGCTACTAATACTAACCAATATGATGATGACGCAGAACATATTGAAGTTTGGGATGGTATTAATAATCAAATAATAGATATAAAAGACACAAAGTATGAATATTCAACATATATACAAAATACAGCAATAGGTGATGATTATTATTATGTTTTGATTGGACGGAGCGAAACGTCGTCAAGGATGTGGATTTCACATTCAACGGCGTCACAGAAAGCGTCACGGGACCGATCCTCAACAACGAACAATCCACACTGGGCTTCGGCGTTTCTGACATCATCGACGGCGACAACTCCGTGGACGTGACAGCTGGGGGCAACAGTAACCCAGACCTACAGCTCACGTTCTTGTTGAACACGAAAGATGCGATGGCGTTGACGGATTTCGAACCAAACTGGGATTACGACGAGAAGGGCGATAACGTACTGTTGGAGTATTGGTTCGACGTGAGTAACGTGGATGCCCCAGCCGAAGCGGTCGAAGGAGATCCATTTAGCGTCGATGCGACTATCGAAAACATTGGAATCACGCCCGTTCAGCAAGACGTGGTAATGACACATACGGGTGAAACGCTCACTAAAACAAAGAACCTCAACGACAAAGAGTCGATCAACGTCACGTTTGATACGGTCATCAACTCACCAGGCGAACAGACCATTGTGGTGGAGTCACCACAGGAATCAGCAAGCGATCTTATACAAATCTTGAGCAAGTATCAACTCGACATCACGATTGACGGAGCGAGCAACATAAACACAGAAATCAATTCAGACTACTCCACCAACGTCTATCCATCGTTCAGCCCCAGCGTCTATCTCAATGGTACGCTTGCGGGAACAGCGACGAACAATAGTGGCGAAAACATTGACGTAAGTGCAAGTGCTGAAATTAATGCACCAACAAGCACATCTGAAGGTGTTAAAATA